CATGAAACCAATGAGTAGTTCTCATTGCTTTATTAATCCAGGAATCTTCTGAGTCGTTTACTGCTAACACAAAATCCGCTATAACTCCTCCATAGGATTGTATTAAATAATCTGCTTGTGCAGGCGAGAAACCTATCTTTTCTAATAGTGGCGCTAAAGCTTTACTTGCCTTTGAAGTATTTTCTTTAGTTATATACCTTTTACTTTTTTTAGATAAAACAGCTGATAAAGGCTCAATATCCCTACCGAAATAATCTTTATTATTTCCACTAGTTATAGTAATAAGCGGCCCAGGAAAACCACCTTTTGATACTTGAGTAATAGGGTCTAAATAAGTTTTTACAAATGTTTCCCCCAGACCTTTAAATGCATCAGGGTCTTTTTGTATAAAATGCCTTTCTAACCTTTCAAAAAGTGTCGAAAATATGAACCCGTTTTCTCTTGTTTTTGGTATTCTAAAATAATGGTTATCATCGACCGGTACTAAATAATAAGTATCTTTAGCATAGTCGGGTATGTCATTATAAGCATCTTTATCCCAGAGATAATTATTTAAAAAATAAAACACCACTGTAGGGACAGTAGTAACACCTAAGGCTTTAGCTACTGGTTTAAAGTTTCCTTTTCCTATACCCTCAATAAATAAGCTCCTTACCCACTTATCAACACCCTGCGTTCCAGCATTAATGTAAGGAAATATTGCATCTAAGCTTTTAGTTACATCTCCTCCCCTAGAAAAATTAATGGTTACTTCCGAGGACATATATAAAGCTTCTTTTGCCGCTTGTGCCTCAGCCATACCAGACCTTAAGCTTTTCTTATATACATGCTTAAATTCTGCAAGCCTTGGAACAGTTTCAGATACATCCCCAAAAAAGTTTAAAAATTTAAATAGAAGGTCTAATACTTTTTTAGTAACATTTTTTCTGCCCTGTAATACATGCTCAACATCTGTAATATTAGAACTAGTACCTCCAAGAGCTTTAAATTTTTGGTATAAATCATCTTTAATTAACCTAGACTTAAAAGCATTAATAATATTAGCTCCAAAAGTAAATGGATTAGATACACTTCCTTGAATATAAGCAGTAGGTATATCTCTTGCTATATTTCTTACTGCAAAAAATGGGTTATAAACAGTAACAACACTTTTAAATTTATTTGTTACATGCTTATTTAAAATCTTAGTCAATTCAACTTTATTAGCTGTATTAGCATTTTGTATATTAGCCAGGGCATTCCATAAATTTTTATCATTAATTTTTAGAGTTATAGGTTTTCCACCCTCCATAACTATCATGTAATTCCCTTTTATTTTATCTCCAGTAATAAGCATCTCATCAAATTTTTTAGAAAGTTCGCCTATTGAAAATTCCTTATTGGAGAACTCATTTATTTTAGATAATAATTCAGCTTTATGCTTGCCTAGCTTCTCGGTATTAACTACCTGTGCAAAAGGCTGCATCGCCTTTTTATCATACAATATAGCTGTAATTAACTCCTGGCCTATTTGATTACGTCTTTCAGCTCTTACTATTTTTTGTATTTGAAAAGGTAAACTTTCCATAATAGGTAATAAGGGATCGTCTCCACCTACAGCCTCTTTTAAAGGCTTAACTTTTATAATTTTAGTCCTGGTATCAAGTCCCATACTTTCAAAATCCCGAAAAGTTGGAACATAATCAGGATATAAATATCTTATCTTCTGATATTCTCTTTCAGTTAGAAGCCCACCATCTACAGCCCACTCCCTCATGAAATCGTCTATGAACTGGTACAGGTCTTCAGCATGCTTTTTAAACTGTGGAAACTGTTTTTCATACATTTTAATTATTTCTTTAGCTTCAGCTATAGATATTGCTTCTTTTTTTCCATCAGCATTAGTTTTAAATAATACAGGCTTTTTATTTTTCATTCTGCCTATATGATGCTTATGGAAAAGGTAGCTCTCATACTCAGCTTGAAAGCCCTTTGGTGCGACTAATACATCCTTAAGGCTTTTATTTCCTAGTTTCTCCCCTGTCCTGGTAACTAAATTTTCTGTATTTATATAATTACTTGTAGCATGGTGCTTTACATAGTTTTGGCTTGTCATTTTGACTTTTTTACCAGTTTTATCTATAGCATGTTGCCTATTAAAAACATGTGTATAAAATTTATTCCACATATTTTTAATCTTTGATTTAGTAGCTTCTCTTGGTTTAATATATATTGGCAGATTAGAGGCTTCAGTTATCTGTCTGTTTCTAGCCTGTAATTTTTCATTTGCTAAGCTAGAACCTTCAGGAATTACATCAAGGCCCATCCTTTCTCTTTCTCTTTGTTTTATCATTTTAAATTCTTTGACTAATTCCTGCTGCTTCTTACCTGTAGTATTTTTTATTTTTTCTCTGAGTTGTATTTTTCTTGCTGTATCTACAGCCTTTTCTTTAACTTCGCTATTATATATATTTTCTAAATAATCTATTTCAAAGTTTTTATATTCTTTATGATGCCCGCCTTTTTCCATATATTCTCTTAGAGTTTCAGGCTTTTCTATTATTACATCTCTCATTGGCTTTTTATAGCCTTTTTGCTTATCAATTACATGTTCTATTTCATGCCTTAAGCCAGCTATTATTTCATTTTCTGATTTAGAAGAATTTACTCTTACTTCAATTTCTTTTACTATTCCGTCTTCTTTTTTAAATTCAACTCTTGCAAATTTACTCTCACCTCTTAGTGTTTTATCGACTGTAATTTTAACATCAGCAGGAGCTAAATTATATTTAGTACTATAATACTCAATAATTTTTCTAGAGTCACTAGAGCCTATTTTAGCCTTAATTTTAGCCCCTATTTCATCTAATAATTTTCTAGTAGTATTAAATGCCATACCTTTTCGAGTTTTTGTACTTATTCCTCTTAATGAAGCATCAAGATTAAATTTTTTTTCAAAAGCAGTAGCAGGTTTAGCAGAAAATTTAGGCTTTAATTTTCTAGCACTTCTTGATATTACTTCACCTCCTACTTCAAATCCGATACCCGTTGCTATCATCATAGCTATATTTTCAGGCGTACGTTCTTCTTTAGTCATAAATGGAAGAGCAGCAGCCGCACCAGCCGTACCAAAACCTAAACCCCTTGTAGCTTTTTTGCCAAGTGTTCCAAGAAGTGTTCTAGTAGGACCAATACCTTTTTCTATTCCTTTTACTGCACCTTCACCAGCAATAAAGAAAGCTGCTTCCTTAGCCGCATTCCTTATATAATCTTTAGCCTTTGCATCTCTTTTTTTAAGAGTTTCCAATATACCAAAACTACCACCAGTAATAAGATTTTTGATAATATGTGCTGCTATTTTTGATTTAGATACACCAGCAGCCATGGCCCCTACTTTATCTAATACTATAAATTCTAAAACTATACCAGTTAATTCACCTAAAGTCATAGCTACATTTTCTTTTAAATCCATTTCGTAATCTTTGCTTTTACCCATTAAAGCTTTAATAGTATCTTTTTTATCTTCTTCTCTTGCAGCAGCTATTTCAGCTTTAGAAGCCCCTGCTGCCATTGCATCTGTTTCTTTAGAATACCCTTTCGGCCATGGATGTTTTTCCATTTCATCAGCCATTTTATTAAAGTCTGCCAATTTTTGTTTACTTTCTTCAGTAAGTTTTCCGTCTTTAAGCTCTAATTTCATTTCTTTATAATATTCAGGGTCATGAATGTAACCCTTATTTTTTTCTAACCCGCCCCACGGTTTTTTTAAAGGGTCAGAAACTATTTGTTTTGTAGGGTCTAGCTCATAAAGGACTGTTTGAAGAGCAGTTCTTAAATTTTGAGGACTTTCCTTATTAGTTAAAAAATCGGCAGCAGCTCTTAAAGGTGTACTAAGTTGATATCCAACCCCACCCATAAAAGATTTAGCAGTATCTTTAGTTTCCTCTAAAAATCCACCTGCTTTCTCCGTGAGTGGTACTTCTCTTTGTTTTATTTCACCATCATTCATATGCCTAGCCATACTTTTAGCTTGTTCATTTATTTGCTGCATAAACTTAAGCCTTAAAGTATTTGAATCTATAGGACTATCAGACACCTCTTGCTTTGCTACACTTTGAAGGCCATTTTTTGTTAGATAATAATAATTACTTTCATTTTCTCCACAAACTTCTATCTCTTTTTGTTGTGTAATTACTTCTGCACCGGAACTGCTATCAATAGTTTTAAATTTATACACTTTTTTAGGCCGCGCTAAAGGCTTAGCTCCTATATTAAAAAGAAGAGTTCCAAATATTTTAGGAGGTTTTAGCGTTTTTTCTTTAACAGTCTTATTAAAATCAGGCTCTTTTAAGTCTTTAAAAATCGTAGTTCTATTATATGCATACTGCTTTTCAACAGTATTATAATCATATTCTTCAGCTTTATACTGATATGGTTCAGGTTTAGGCATAGGTTCTGTGCGCTTTATAGATAAATCTGGTTTAAACATACTAGACTTACTAGCAGCAACTCTCGAACTATACCTTCTATTTTTTTCAGCCTCCATTCTCATATACCTATCAGCATCATTTTCGTAATTAAATACATGGTACCATGCCATCTATAGCACCTCCTATTAATACCTCACATCATAATAACCCTTAGATGTAAGTCCACCTTGTTTAGCCATGTATGATTTTAAAGCACTTTCTGTCTCTGGGCCAAACCACCCATCGCTTGTTATGCCTAATTTTTTCTGTAATTTAGCTACAGCACTTGTAGTTAGTGGCCCATAGGCTCCATCTACTGTAAGCTTTTTACCGTTTTGGTCAGTAATACCTAATTTATTAAGTGCTGATTGTATACTAGAAGTACTCATACCTGACCAGTTCTTACCTTTAGCTCCCTTCTTCCAAACAGAACTATAACCCGAAAAACTAACATTACTGCTACTACTAGCAGAACTACTAGAAGAACTGCCTGTTATTCTTCTGGCTGTACTATATTGGCCTATACTAGACATATTACCTATTACAACTTTGCCATAATAACTGCTTGAATGTAAAACCTGTCCATTACCCACATATATTCCTACATGTCCATTTGCCTTAGTAGTATTAAAAAATACAAGGTCTCCGGGTTGTAAGTTTGATTTAGATACATATGAACCCTGCTTAACCTGTTCTCCGGTAGTTCTCGGAAGATTAATACCATACTGCTTAAATGCCCACTGTACAAGTGCTGAACAATCCATGCCACTTTTAGTACTCGTACCACCATATACATATTTAAGTCCGAGTAAACTCTTAGCTGAGGATATAATATTAGAAGCATTAGCTGTAAGGTTCCCCCCTGTAGCTATGTCTTTAGCTAAGGTGTGTTCATAATCAGCTAAAGCTTTATCATACTCATATTGTTCTTGCATTAATTTTTTCCTAGAAGCTTCATCAAGTTTAGCTTTATAATCAATAAGAGCTTTTTCAATATCAGCTTGTTTTTGCTGTAAATCTACTTCATAATCATGCTCTTGTTTTAATTTTTCAAATTCTTTTTGCATTTGAAGTTCTAATTCCTGTACCCACTGAGCAGGAGTGCCTACCGGAATACCTAATATTATTGCGGTATTATTATCAACATAGCCAATAGCCTCAACTCTTTTATAAGCAGCCTCTATTTCTTGTATTTGTCTTTCTAATTGTATTGATTGCTGCTGTAATTGATACTCTTTTTCAAAATTTCTTTGTTCTAGCATAACTTGAAATTTTTCAAAATTTTGTTGATCAAGTTTTAATATATAGTCAAACTTAGTTTTTGCGAGTTCTAATTGGTCCATATACCTGTTAGCTTGCATAGCATCCCACTCCATAAGTGTAGACATCATACTAAGTTCCCTATTTTTTTCGTCAGCGTATCTTTGATATTGCTGAGCCTCAAATTGTGGAATTAGAGCAGCCTGCGCTCTTGCGGCTCCGCTTATAGTACCCGATGAATAAAGAGTACCCCTGCCCGCAGCCCGCTCTAAAGTCTGCCTAGTAGCTTCTTTTTGAGCTGCTTTTAATGCTTTGTCCTGAGTAGGGTCATAGCTAAAAGGCTGGTTAGCTGACTGTAATAGACTATATAAGTACTGCTGTAATTCTTCTGGGGTCTCATAAGGTGTAATTGCTTTAATTTCTTCCATAACTTGTTCTATTTGCTGCTGATAAGGACTAACATACTCGCCTTCTTCAGTAGTAGTTGGAACTTGACTTTGTTGCTGTACTTGCTGAGTAGTTAAATCCTGATATGATTTAAGTAAATTTTGGTATTCAGTTTCAGAAGCATACCCTCCACCTGATTGAATATTCTTCATAATATCTGAAGGCATTTGAATGCCATTAATACTGTATGTATTAGCAGTAGTATCATAATTGTAGTTATAACCTTTAGCAGTAAGCCAATCAGAAAATTTATAAGGACTCTTTGACATAGCTGACTCAGCAGAAAAAGACTCAATATTACTTTCAGTTGGTTGTAATTGATAATCTTGTAAAGTTTTTAAAATCCCATCAAGACCTATATTATTCATTTCACTTAAAATATCTTTAAAACTAGCCAATTGAAAGCCCCCTATTCTTTAAATTTAAGCCTGATATACGGCTAAGTGCTGTAAGTCCTTCTGCTTCAGCTTCAGAAACAAACTTATAATCCTTATTAGCATGCGACATAAAATCATAAGCTTGTTGTGAAATACCCGGTGTATATTCTCTAAGTCTATATAATGAAATTAATTTATTATAAGTAGGATTGCTTATTTCACCTTGACTGTACTTGGTATAAAGCCATTGCGAAGCTTCGGCCATCATATCTTCAGGAACTATGCTATTAGTTACAAACCTGTATTTAAATTGATTATGCGCCCACTTATACTCTGTATCTAACTTAGTTTTCTTAATTTCTTCAGCAGCTGCTAGTCTAGCTTTTTCTTCAGCTTCACGCTGGGCTTTTGCTTCAGCTTCAGCCCTCTTTGCATCTTCAATAGCTTTAAGTTCCGCTTGTTGTGTAGCTTTTTGATATAATTTAGCTAAGCTAAACCCATATTCAGTTTCCATAAGTCTTAATGTACTTTCTGTATTAACTCTATCTCTTTCAGAAATAAGGTCCATTTCTATTTTTTTATTTAAAGCTAAATTTTCTAAATCATATTTATGTTTTTCAGCCATTATGCTCATTTCATACTCAGCCTGGGCTATCATTTGTTTTACCCATCCGGCCTCAGTCCCCGGCTCTATGCCTAAAAGTATAGCCGTTTCATTATCAGCATAGCCTATTTCATTAACTTTTCTCCAGGCTAATTCCATTTCTGCTTCTTTTTTCGCCATTTCAAACCGTTGTTCATCTAAAGCAAATTCCATTTCAAATCTTCTTTGATCAAGTAAAACTTTAAACATATTAAGTTCTCTAGCATCTAAAGCTAAAATAAATTCTGATTTCATCCTATATAATTCTTGTTCATTCTTTACATTATTAGCTTGCAGCTGGTCCCACTGCATTACAACATTTACAAGTTGAAGCTGCCTATTTAAAAAATCTTGATTTTGTTGATATGCCATTTCTTCAAAAGCTGGAGCAACATTCTCGAATTGTCTATCAACTATAGCTTGTTGCGTACCACCATATAGAAAGCCACGTTTTCCAGCCATTTCGGCCATTGACTGCTCTAGTTGTTTTCTAGCAGCTATAGCAGCAGGGTCTTCATTAATATCATAATTATAGGGTGCTAATTGTTGCTTAACTACATCTGAAATAAACTGTTTAAGATAATCAGGAGTAGTATAAGGCTGCAATGAAAGAAGGCCTTGCCCGCTTTCTTCTATAAAGGGCTGCATTAACCTTTTATATGAAGCCTCTGTTCCTACAAGCTGCCCGTCTTGAAGTTGTAAACCTGATTTAGCTAAGTCTACAGGTATATTATTAATTGTCATTCTATTTAATTCTGGATTATAATTTACAGCTAAACCAGAACCAGCAGCATAATTTGTAAAATTTTGATTAGAATACCCTTTATTTAAATTACTTAAAACTTGTTCGTAATTAATATTTTCAGCCATTTTTATACCTCCTGCTCATCGTTATAACTTTTAATTGTTATATCTCTTATGGACATACCTGAATCTTCTCTAGCTGTACCTAAATATATAGGCATTTTAGAAAGATATGTAGATACTGTTTCTTGATAATTTGTAATTTCTCTATAACTTTCAGGATATGTAGCTCTTTTATACCAGCCCCTATAAACGTTATTATAACGTTTAAGGCCCATTTCTATGTAAGTAGGAGCCGTATAAGCCGGACAATTTATATAATCCCCAAAAGTTGTTCCATCTATTTCTCCAAATAGCCTCAAAACCCCTGAGGAAAGTCTTACCTGTATATTACTATTTGTATCTCCAGCAAAAATAACAGGCCCTTCATTTCCTCTATAAGAATAAATACTTAAACTAACATCAAAGTCTTGCATTGTTCTAAGATACATATTTTGTGCGGATACACCCTCTACAGGAACCTGATGTATATAGGGGCCATTAGGAGATAAAAAATCCCCATATTGACTTTCTAAAATATTTACATGAGTAGAATTAACATTTCTTTGAAATGCTGAATATCCAGTAGAATTACCTCTTATAACACCTATATAATCGAAACATGCTACATCAGTATTAACAGGTCTAGAAACTGATGAAGATAATCGCGAACAGGCTAATACCCAATTAATATTATTAAATGAGGGCGAACCTGAATACCCGTCATAATTAAATAGTTTAGTTTTATATATATTCCAACCAGGATTAAATTCTTCAAATATATAAACATAATAATCTGAAGGGCTTGAACCAATTCTTATAAAATCATATTGACTATAACTAGTAGTACCATGCTTCCAAACTAATGCTACTAAATAATCATCACTTGTCATAGCCGTGCCATCGAAAAATTGCGTTAAATCTACAGAACTTATGGTTGTATGGCCCCCAAAAAATATGACTGCACTATTTGTAGTTTCAGCTCTTACATAACAACCTTTAGTTTGCGTTATAACTCTAGTACTAGCAGTTAATAAAGTATTACTAGTATATTCTGTCCAATCAGTTGTTTGTGAAGCTATATATTTTTGATTATGAGTATAACAATAATCTAATAAACCTGAAAAATTCATCTCTAAGTCTCTGAGACTAGTTACTTTATTTTGCCAAACATGATCATCAAAACCTATATATACATCTCTTAAATTATCAGACCCCAGACCTACCCCTGCTTCAGTGGAATATTCTGCGTGTTCTCTATAATTGTCGTCGCCACCAATACATATTTTTCTATTTGGTGACCATAAATACAAACCATCAGAACTATTAATACCTTCTCCCATACTTGAAAGATTTTCGCAATAAGGCTCTATAGCTATATAATACTTAGCTGATATACGCAAACCCCCAGACGAATGTAGAGTTACCTCATATTCAGAATTAGGGCCAGTTCCACCAGAAGTGTCTTTAGGTATAGAACTAGTATAAAAATGACCTGCATACATAGTTGTATTATAATCCTGAATAAATACTCCTCTACTAAATGCGATATTTGCTGCTGTAGAAGTAGTACCTTGCCAGCCTACAAAAACCCTATTACCCAAATATATATCATCTGCTGTATTAATACTTCCTTTAAATACCGCATCACCCGTAGAATCAAGCTCAACACTAGGCGTACCATCTTGACCATATAGATTAAATACAAATTCACTGCTGGCTTTATCCCAACCCATTTTTACTCTAATGGTTGTGCTATTAGTAGTTCCTGGGTCACCCTTCATTATTAGAAGCGGGCCATCTATTTCAGTTTCACCTTTTTCTGATTTAATTTCACAATATTCTGTATAAAGTCTTCTTACATTCTTATCATCTAGATGATAAAACATATGATTAAGGTCTTTTTGAAGTCTTAATATACCATCTTCATCAAAACTATAAGTTTGTCCCATTAAATCAGCCATATTTAGCCCTCCCCATAGCTTATAATGTTAAACTTAGTACCTGATATTTTTTTCTGTCCTGTTCCAGCATATCTAAACTTCATAAAAGAAAGTCCTTGAAGCTGAGTTGATGTTGGTATAACTCGCTTTCTAACAGACCATTGTAAATGCCTAAAATCGCTAGATGCCGCCATTTGAGTAAAACTAGTTGAATTATCATTAGAAGTAAACGAAAAAGTCATAGTAGCATTACTCGTTCCAGAATGCTGTATCCAAATATCTTTTATAGCACTTTCCTTATCTATTTCATCATCTGTTATTGGCCGAGTTTCCATAAACCATGAAATAGCTGTAGAATTATCAACTCCAGTTGAATGCGTACTATGCATATTATAAATATAGCCATCATTTCTTAAGCCATATAATTTATTATCATTTCTAGTAAAACTATTAAAGGTACCATTTTCTTTATTAACAGTATAAGTTTTTCTCTTATCATCCTCGATAATATCTATAACAAGTACTTTATAGGTCGAGCCCTGTGGCAAACAAAAATATAACTTACTCCCAATACCTCCAGCTTTTATTTCATCTAATTTTGAAGATGGTATTTCTTTTAAAATTCCATCTGCTTTATCTGCAATCTTTCTGGGAAGCCCTCCAGTATACATATATATTCCTTCAGTATCTATCCAAAATAATCGTCCCTCTGCTTCAACAAAACCAAATCTTGAAACACAACCAATATTCTTAGACACATTTACAAGTTCATAATTATCAACATATGTACCATAAAGCTCATGCATACTATTAGCTGTCCATAAAATTACATGATCAGCATAAGTTGTAATAGCTGTTATAGCTCCCTTAGCATTTGTAATATCTACATATCCAGCATTGTCCACAGTTGTCCAATCTGTTAAATCACCAAGGGCACAATACTTAAGTGTACGATTATCTTTATCAACTCCGTAAAGTCTATTTCTATGAGCAGTAAACAAATTAGACCTTGGACAGTTAGTATCAGAAAAAGTTGAATATAGTGAGCCATCCCAATAAGAATTATAAACAACACCTGATGAATAAGCCATAATAGTATATTTAGCCGTTTGCGTATTAAACTCAACAAATGATGGCACATTAGGACTTAATATCGAAGTACTTATATTAGTCCATGCACTATCCGAAGCAGCCCCATATGCCCACGTATTTGATGATAAAACATGTAATTCCTGGCTATTTCTCTGCCCCATACCATATAAAGTACCTAATTGTGGAAGAGAAGAAAGTAGTCTATCATTCCTTGTACGAATAATTGGGTAATCATCTGCACACATATTTAAAGAATCAGTAAGTTCATCATTATCAAGGTCTAAAGGGTCATTAGCTGAATTAATACCTTTAGCAAATTTCATAGTAATTAAGGACTTTTTATATTTAAGTTTATCCCAAAGCATTATCATTACCACCACCTTTTCCAAGAAATATTTCTCTTGGACTGCTTAACATGTTTAAGCTTATAATAATTTAATCTGGCTAGGTTAAGTTTTGACTCAGCTTCTATCTCATAATTATTGCCAAGATCAATACGCGGAAAACTACCGGATTTACATACTCTAGCTGCAAGTTTATTCTGAAGGTACTCAATTAAAGGATTATCAAAATTAAGTACAGTAGTACTATCTGAAGAATTAGCAGCATAATTAGGCTTATAAAGTATACGCATATGATAAGCATCATCCGGAGTAGGTGTAATAGATAATTGAGAAGTATAATGTGTATACCTACAACCCTCTATCTCATCTTCTAAGCCATAATACTTATACTCATTAAATGGTGTAGTTGTACCCAGTACATCTGTAGAATTATAAGTAGTATTAGATACGCCAAGCCACTCAATATCTTCCACTCTAATACCTGCCGGAAGGTCATATTCATTCTGATCGGCTACTGTAGCAGTACTTTCCATAGAAATTTCAGTATTATACTTATAAATATCACCTCCAACACCTAAGAGTTCTCTTACAAAAATCTGTTTAGTAGTAGACTCAATTTTATTAGGGACGATTTCATCTACCCAGGCTATTATCTCTGAAATTGCCTTTCCCATTAGACATCACTCCAAATCAAAGCCTGAAATTTTGCAGTAGTCGAATCTCCCTTAACACTTGCTAAATCTTTAATTTTTAAATTAAGCCTATCCCCCTCATGAATCGTATAACTATTAGATGAAGTAGGTTCAGTATCTGTCTCAGGTAATACATATATTTTTCCACTAGTAGCTTCAATAGTAGCCATAAAGTTACGTCCTAATATCTGTGTAGTAAAGCCAGTAATACCACAAATAGTAGTCGAATTAAGCAGATTAGATTTATAGTTTGTTGTAGCTCCAGTAGACGCCACAGTTTCAGGCACTATATGCTTAACTCCTTTAAACATATCTCTTATATACATTAAAAAACCTCCTTTACTTAATATAAACACCCATATACAAAGAAAGCCCCGCTAAGGGGGACTTTCACTTTATTATCCAGACGACCTAGCAGCCGTAGTAGCTCTTATACCCGTAGCTATGCCAAAACAGCCAAGCGTAGAATCAACTGACTTAACACCCCACTTAGATGTAGTAAGACCTATTAAAGTAATACTTTGATGGTCTTCAGCTAAAGATGAAAGCGCAATATATCTGGCATCTGAAGTACCTTGCACCCTAACATTAGCTCCAAGGTCAATGTCCAGAGTGTTAGCATAAGCAGCTGTTGTTTCCTGAATAATTGTCTTTTCGCAGCCTACTACAGGTGCAGCAAGCGTAACAGTAGCTGGTGAAGTAGATGGATTACCGCCTGTAGATATAATTCTTGTTATACCATATGGACTCATAGTAGACACATCTAAACCAGAACTTGACCAAGTTAAGGTCTCAAATTTATGTCTTAAATACAAAGAACCATCTGTACCTACAAGCTTATAATCTGAACTACCATGATATGTAGTAGACAAAGTTGTACCTAATATATTTTTAGGCATATTATCTCTCCTTTCCGAAAAGGAGGTCTAGCCTCTCTGTTTTCATTAATATAAAAACTTATACTCCTGCATTATAAACTATACCAATGTTAGGTAAACACCCAGTCTGATACATCGCTATAGAATTAAAATACATATTTTTTGTATACCTTTTATCATAGTCATTATCAAAATCAGTTTTCATAAACCACTGGAATAATATGTGCTCAAATGAAGGGTCCCACATCATCCATGCAGTTTGAGAACTCATATAAGTACTGTAAGACCATGAGATATTTGGCAGTGTATTTTTAGTATTACTCATTTCATTAGCCTTATTCATACTCCTATAAACTTCTTCAATTGTAAGCTGATTAACAAAATGCGTAAGCCCTCTATCAGGCCTCGCTTTCATCGGTCCACCAGCATGATTCTTAAATGAATAAAACATATTTATCATGGTTTTATGATTATCAGGATCAGCTAAACTAGAAGCTGTAGCTAAAGTATCATTAGTAGCTGCTGAATCTCTAAGTGGCTTCGAGTTAGAAGCTAATGGAACACCATCAGCTAAATTAATCGTAGCCGCATTATCTATCCAATATATCGCCCTGGCTTCTTCTAATTCTCTCATTGTTCTTGAAAGTTCTTTAGCCTTAGCTGACTTTATACAACCATACAAGTCGTACTTCATGGCCTCCATGGTAAATTCATACCCGTTCGCCCAGGTTTTATTAGTTATCCTGGTCTGGTAAGCCTGCCTTATCTTACCGTATTCTATTGCATCACCTTCGATTTTTTGTGATGCAGCTTTTAAGTTACCCATGCTATCATAAGTCTCAGTCTCTTTAGAAGAAGACTTTTTAGTCGTAAACTTGGTATATTCTAAAGGGTAACTATCAAAATTTCTTGTAAATATTTCTTTTTGACCAGCAAGTAACATCCTGCTGATATCATCACTCAATGTATATGGCATATTACCCCTCCTTTACCAAGCTATTACTGAGCTATTTCTAACTGGGAAACCTTCTATTTTCCGTCTATTCGTACTAAACCCGGATATTTTCAAAAATCTAGCATTCGAAGTACCGGGTGCTGTACCTAAATTATCCATATCCAATACCGCCCCTGCAACTGTAGCCGCAGTAGACAAACCTATATATTTACCAATGTCTGTTGTTGCAGGATGAGTCGCGGAATAAAGAGTAGAATAATCCATTTCTATTTTTTCTGTAGGGTCAAACTTTCTATAATAAATAGGAATAGTACTCCCAGCACTAGAACCCCCTGTAGTATCTACTTTTGCTACATATCCAGCAAATAAGGATGTAGAAAAACTAGAACCACCAGTACCTAAAGTAACAGTATTAGCAGTTTTAAATAATAAACGGCCAACATCAGTACTCATAATAGATTGCGCTGCTGAAGCATAAACTAAACCTGGAACTAAACTTGTAATTTTAGTATTTATAGGATTAATTATATTAGCTGGCATTTAAGCCTCATCTCCCTTCTAGCTAGGAGGCTTAAATGCCAACTAGCTAAGAGTTGATTCTTTTAAGATATTTTTCAGCTGTCCATTCAAAATCTGGCTGAATTTTCTGAAGTGTCTTTAAATTTTTAGCATCTTCAGGACTTAACTTAGTACTTTTTGTACTAGAACCTGAACTTGTCGCAACATTAGACTTTTTACTAGACGTACCTTTATTAGAAGAATTTGCAGCTTTTTTAACTTCCTGGTCGATTTTTGCTTCCCTCATTTTAGTATGAGGGCCAACAACCATTAAATAAGCTTCTTCTACTGATAAAGTTTCTCCGGCCTTAGAAAAACTTTTAATTTTTGACTTAATTTGTGCTTTATAATTCTTAATATCGGAATAAAAATTATCCGTCGATAATTCATCTATTTGGGTATCAAGAATCATATCTTTCTTAGACTGCCTAAGTGTACCAAAATCACTATATATAGTAGCAGCCATCTCCGCTGCTGCTGTAGCAGTAGGCTCATCAAAACCATTATCAAGCCACTGCTTTTTAATAATAGCTTTTTTAGCTTTAATACTATTATCAAATTCAGCATCTTCTTTCTCAGCTAATTTTGTCTCTAAAGCTTTTCTCTTCTTTTTTTCAGACAAAAAAGTAGCCAAGGGTACACTTTCCTCCTTGACCTCTTTGGGCTCTTCACCTTCAACTACTTCCTCATTATCATCGGCCTCTTCATGTTCTTCGGGCTCTTCAATATCCGTAGCGTCTGGGTTTTCATTTTCTTCGACCTCTTCGGGCTCTAAATTTTCATCATTTTTCTTTTTTTTATCATCCAAAATTTTTAACCTCCCTTTAGATTATTAGGAGTGACACCTTTGACTTAAGGCAGAAGAGTAGTACTAAATACTACTACCTTAATTATAGGCAAAAAAAATTATTTTGTCAATAATTCTATTAACCTCGCCTTTGTATCATCAACCTTATACTTCTTTTTATATTTATCACATAAATCTCTTAATTCCTGAAGCTTTAACTTATCTAAATCTTCATTAGGGATATAAATCCCTATAGTTTTTAAATCTGCATCAACTAAAAGAATATAAGGCTCACCTTTTACTATAGCACAACTGTCTATATTACCCCCAAAATACGCATCAGTAAACCCATAAACTATAGGGTTTACTTTCCCTTTTAACTTTGTAGTAGCATAAGGGTACTTTTCCAACCATTGGTTCTCAGTTAATATAATCTTCTTTGCGGTATTATCTTCATATAACTGAGATTGACTAGCTGTCTTATTTATTATTTGTTCAAACTTATTCTGAACTTCAGGTGGATCACTTCTCATTTTATAACTCCTCCAATCTATGCCTTATTTCAGAGAATAAGCCACCTAGACATATTAATTTTTGTGTTTCAGTTTCCCAGCCTTCTAACTTATCCCACTGCTCAATACATTTTGATAAAAATTCTTTTTCATTTTCTTCACCAGTAAAATATACAAATAATTTATCATGATCTTTAATGCCCACGTGTAGTACCTCCTACATCACTTATATGGGTTAATCTTGATAGACTCGTTACAATTACAGAATCTACATCTACGCCTCTTCCTGTTGCTATATGCTCCTGTATACTTCTAACTAGCTTTGCGCCCTCAGTTGGCAAATTAGCCTTTAAATTAATGTAGTGCTCACAGACACCACTTATTTTACATTCATCAATCTTACCAGAAATCTTATTAAAAAATTTATACTCAGCAGCCCAGAAAAATAGATCTTTCATTTACAACTTTCCTCCAGTCTTGTAAAATCAGGTAAATACACCATTCTCTTATAATCTTCACACTTTTTGTCAACTTCATTCATCTGCCTAAAAGCCGTACCTGTAGCATCAATATCCATTTTTTGGGCAAGATATGTAGCATAAGTCACAGGTTGCCTGGTAATACTCCCACAAGACTTACAGTAACCACAAGGCTTTCCAGTTAAAAAATCTTTAGTCCACAACCCTAACTTCTCACAATGAGCACAGACAGGTAATTTAGACAGCGGAAAACGCTGCTCTATCATGGTCATTTCCTTAATTTCTTTACTGGAAAGCACATGCTTTAAATGCTTATTACCACTAAAATGATAACCTATTATTTTATTATGTTCTCCATCAGTAGCCATACTTATTCTCCTATATACTTTAATAACCAGGCATTTTCTTTGTTTTTAATTATTTCAAATAAAGCTGAATCTAGAACAGATAACTTCTCATGCTCTAGTTTTAACTCATACTCATAATTTATAGCCTCTAATACTTCATGCAATAATACTTTTTGCTTCACGCTACCCCGTAAGTCCGCATCTACCTTTATAATAGCAGAATTTCCGCAGTGCATACCTAAAGCCCCACTATCTCTAGCAATATATTTTTCTAGCTTTATCTCATAATCAAGCCCTGCTATTTTTAATTTATCTTGCATACTAAACATCCTTTTTTGATATATATTTTTCTATGGGAGTATCACCACAAATATCATCCATATCTTCATTTCTAAATCTTTTATATATTTTTGTAGCTATTTCTTTTTTCCTTTTCTCTGATATAAAAGGTTCTACTATTTCCCATATATCATTACAAAACTCTATTGCACACCAACCCATTAACTTTCCTCCCCTTCAAGATATCTAGCCATTATGGCTTGCCTATCTGTTGAATATAAATCTGAGTCTTTATTAAAATGCAATTCTCTTATACCTTCAAGCCTTCTTCCTAATTCCTTGGAATAAAGACTTGCATCCGCACAATGCTCGTATACTTCAAGTAAAGGCAATCTTTTTAAAGTACTATCATCTATATGAGTAGATAAAATCTCCATATCACTAACCTCCTCTTGGGGTACTCTTATCCTTTTAAGGGTACTTATATACAACCTAGATTTAGGCGTTAATTCACCTATTTCTTCTATATACTGTACCTCCATACCCGCCAAATAATAAGCATCCCTTACACTGTCTATAAGCCTTATATGAATTACTGAATCATCTGTAAGTATTATCCTGGGTGGGTATATACTAACATCTTTAACTACACGCCCTCCTAGAAAATTAGGCAAAAATCTAAAAATATTATTAACATCTTTAGCATCAGCACAAGCTATTAACATCTGATATTTTTTAAAATCATTTTGGGCCAAAATTCTATCAGCTAATGCCTTAATACAAACTGCTTCTTTACTCATTTTTTATCTCCTTTTCTTTATTCATCCCCTACTAATATAATAACTATTATAGATACTATACCTGCTATTAACACCAAGCCTAATAAATAACTAATACCCATCTAATCCCTCTCATTCTTACATTCTACTACTACCAGTATCAAAATAATTATAATTATTATTGCCTCAGCATACATTAAAACCCACTCCTATTAGTAGGATCATTTAAAATTCCAAATCCTACTAGTATTGATAAAATAGATATGCCAATAGTCTCAGCAGTACTGCTGGACATGCCTATCTTATCAAATATGCCATAATTATTCAATACTAGTAGAATAAGGCTTAAAACTGAGCCCCAGACTACTTTAGATTTAAATCTATTCTGCTGCATAATCACACACCTCTATCATTTTATCCCACTCAAACATATCAAGATGGGTATCAAATATACACTCTGATTTTTTGCCTTTTGACCTTAAAGCTATCCTACCTGTTGAATGCTTATATACTTCATATACTTTTCCAGTTAATACGCCTTGGTATAGCTGACCTTCTTCTAACATAGGTATACTCTCATCAGCATCCATTCTCTCATAATACTTTTTATCTTGTTCAGTCATTTTTATCATTACTTTCATTACGAACTACATACCAATCCTCTGACAGCATATCAGATTGTGAAGCTACCCAACCCGGTATCCATTGTTTTTGTGCATTATACATAGCTATGTATGGCTGACAGTCTAATGGCGCATCTTCACCTATCCACTTAGCAGTCCTATCATTAACCTTTCTTTCTGTTCCCTGCGTATTAAACGGAGGTAACTTTAAAGGCGGCATATATACTATAAACATATCTTTGCCATTCCAGCCTTTTCTAGCTACTCTAAATCCTTTTTTAATAGCTTCTATAGCAAGCCCAAAAGTCATACACCCATCTTCTATTACTCTATAAGCTTCTTGAAATATAGCTTTAGGTGACCAAGATTCATAGCCATCTTGATATCTAACCTTATAACCCTCCTCACCTTCTTTTGTAAAAGGCTCAGCTTTTATAATTTTAACACCTATATATTCTTTCATATTGCCTTCCTCCCTTTTATTCAAGCAACAATGCTTATATTTAAGCCCACTGCCACATGGACACTTATCATTTCTTTGAATTTTACTCATTTACTCACTCCTATTTTCTTTTTTATTTAGTATACTTGGTATATAATCATTTGTTTTATTACTAATAAAACCAAAAGTAGCTACTTTATCAAATCTTAAGCCTTTTAACCTTTCAGCATCATCAACCATAAAAGTTATTGACGCACCATTTGGTAAAGCTAAATGCCTATTAGGCCTATAATCTATTATAGAATCTCTACATTTTTCACCAACTGCCTTAAATATTTTAACTAAATGCTCAAAATTTTCACATATAACTAAAATATCAATATTATCCTCAGTATTTGCTATTACACTATCAGCTAAATTACCTGCATAATTAGCTATAAGCCTATCCATTCCTTAATCCTCCCACATTTGCTGGATTATTCATCTGGTCAGCCGGTGCACCTCCTGATACTGTCATCCCTGCTGTTCCAGGCTGCTCTGCTGGCTGATTTCCACCAGGTCCCCCTGGGCCCATAACCTCAGCATTACCAGGCATCGGTGTAGTGGCTTGATCCCCTGTAAATCCACCTGGACTCATACCTGACTGACCCATTTTCTTTTTCATCATTTGAAGCTGCATTTTCTTAAATTCTTCAACAAACTTTTTCATTTGTTCATCAGACTTAATTGGTATTCCCAAATAGTCTTTTAAGAATTTTCTAATCTCTTTAAAATTTATTGCTGGCTTAGGAACAGGGGGCTCCTCATCTGTATCTACAACAAACATCTGTGATAACTTCTCTATCATTGACCATAAAAATGCTGGATTTTTAGGTAATACTGAACCAACATTT